GCTTGAAAACGTATGGCCGCTTCAGCAAGGACTGTAGAGTACACACCGCACGCACCTTCCCACGGCTCGTTGCGTTCTTCATACTTGAAGCCGAGTACATCAAGACCCTTGACGAATGTATCTGCCCAGTCTTTGCGGCTCTGTACGTCAGCCTCGACCATGCTAATCAGGTCATCAGCCAACCCGTTAAGGTCGCTCTCCTCCATCGCATCCGCGATATTGCCACCAAACTCTACGACATCGCCAATATCAGCGTCAGGGATCAGAGTAATCTCTACGCTGCCGTCGCGCATTGTCACCATCTCTGGATCTACAATCTCAATCTCAAGCGCACTTTCTTTTGCAGCCTCTGCTTCAATGCCGTCAGGGGCAGCATACAATCCTTTCTCAATAGCCATTAGTAGTACCCGCCTCTACGTTGTTTGAAATACCGCTGTCCCTCAGGCTCGTCTGTCGGTAGGCGTATGAACCCTCCCTGTCTGAAGCGCATGAGCGCCATGACCGTGGAGTCAACTAAGTCATCGTGGCTCATAAATGGAAACCCTGCGATTTCTTCAACTACTTCTTCTGCCCACCTCGTTTCGGGAACCCAGCATATACCACTTGCTACAATATCAGCTACTGAGTTTAACCGCGCCAGCTTATCACCTGATCCCCTGTGAGGGGTATACTCAGATACAGGCAGTCCCATGCGCCTCATCTCCTGATATAACGCCGTACCTGCGGACTTCTTCTCCACTATGAATGCATCTGGCTCCCACTCAGCATACTCCTCCATTGCCAAATCTTTTAGCTCTGGAAACTCTAGGCGCTTCTTTATGCTGTTGAGCAACACTATATTGTACGCATCTACATCGTCATTCATAAACACGCCCCACGTAGTGAGTGCTGTGTAGTCAGCGCGGTTGTGTGTCTCTGCTGCTGCGTCCAGTGACATGATTATGTACTCGCACTGGGGCGGGTCTTCGTGCTCCCACACCTGCCACCAATCACGTTTTATGAGTGCAGCCTCTTCTGCGGTAGGTTCCTGCTGATACTGAGCGTTCCACTGGAAAGTAGGCATAGATGCCTTGGTTCTGAGCAGCGCATCTAGCCCAAAAAACTCAGGCCATAACGGTTTTTGCGTGTATCCGCCTGATTCTTCGTCCTTTATGTCTAAAATTGCAGGAAATTCTACAATATTGTACTGATCTGCTAGCTCATTCTGTCCCATGTCCTTGGTTACGCGCCCAGTTAGGTCATCCATGTGCCATCTGGTCTGGATTATGGCTACACGGCCCCCCGGCATCAGACGAGTACGCGCTCCAAACGTGAACCAGTCGTACGCTTTGGCAAAAACCTCAAAATTACCGTTGATTACGTCCTGTTCTGAGTGCGGATCGTCCACTAAAAGCAAGTCCGCGCCCCGTCCTGCGATTGACGAGCCAATTCCACAGGCGTAATACTCGCCACCAGCGTTTGTGTTCCACCGCCCCGCTGATTTCGAGTCTATCGCCAGCTTCACGGTGGGAAATATCGACAGATACTCGTCCGTTGCGATCAAGTTTCGCACTTTTCGGCCAAAATCTACCGCTAGGTCGGTGGTGTGGGACACCATCATTACTTTTTTGTTCGGATTTCGCCCTAAAAACCACGCGGGGTACATAATCGAAACTAGGTTTGACTTCCCGTGCCGTGGTGGGATGTTTACGCATATCCGATCTTCGTCTCCGCGCTCAATAGCCATGAGCATGTCAGCTAATATTCTGTGATGCTTGCCAACTATAAAGTCTGGCTGCATCCGTTTACAAAATTCTATGAGATCATTGTAAGCAGCGGCGTTCTGCCTACGTGTAGCTAACTCATCTACTATACGATTGATTTCGACAACCTCGTCAGCAGAGAAGTTGTCAAGATTGTCCAGCATTTGCTGCACTTCATCTTCGGTAAAGTCGGGAACGGCCTCAATCATCTAGGCCTAACTCCTCGCGTACGTCTATTTCGCCGTCGATATACTCGACATCTTCAATATCGTAGTCAGGATTTACCAACTTCTCCAACTTACTGCGTAACTTGTCACGTAGATCATCAGAAGATTGGTGCGTTACAGTCACCTCTGACTTTTCTGCGAACAATCCTACGTCTGAGATCTTACCTAGAAGTTCTAATGCGCGAATACGTATACGCGGATCAGCGTTCTCTGACTCTAGCAGGAGCTTGTTTGTTACCAGATGACGTATTTGGGTGGCGCTATCAGCCACGGACTGCCCAAACTCTTGCAATATATTGTTTGTAAGCACGAGTGAGGCGGGGGTCAGCTTCGCTATGTTCCTAGCAGAAGCCTTCTTGGACGTTCTTTCTGGGTCATCCGCGTATGCAACGGCCAGTCTAGCGGCTACATCTTCATCCTCGGCGCTTGGCTCTAAGTCCAGACCGTGCTCGGCAAGCTCTAGTGCCGTATTACATGCGGCTTGTGCGCGTTCCTTCAGATCTACATTAGGTATGTCATCAGAAAAAGAAACGCCAATCTCAGGTTCTATAAATAAAGTCATAGAGTGTGTGCAGACTATAAGTCGTTGGCGCGAATATACACCAAATACCACAGTACACAAAAAATTTTACAGTACAGGGACTTAAATTTTTAGGGTGGGGGGTGTCCTGTGTGTAAGGGTATTTAGGGAACGGCCTCAGAAAAGCGACTTGTTTTCATAGAAATACGATTTATTTGAGTAAATTAGTAATACATAGCCTAACAGTAAACATAAGTGGCGAGCGCGGCCATAGGGGGAGGGTGGTATAGGATACAACCAAAAACCACCAGATACTTGACCAAAACACGTTATGCCCTATAATGGTAGCCAAGCCAAGCCAATACCGGCGAGGCCTAATCTACATCTCATTGAGATGTACTTTTTAAACAACGAAAGGAAAAAGACATTATGTCTAAGTTTGAAAACATCACTGCTCGCGTCGACACGTACCTAAAGGGTATGGAATCTGCTCTAGGTAGCATCAAATGGCTGTCAGGTTACCGCGAGAATGAGCGCACTGGTGAATGGACATTGCCTAAGAATGCGAAAGCTCGCCTGACCTCTGACGATTGCCGCGCACCAGCGAAAGACGCCGAGCCGACTAAACTATATCTGGCCGTGCGCCAGAGCGTGGTCGAGAGCAAGTCTACTCATGCCAAGTACGACGGTTTCACAATGGATCAGATCTTGAACACGGTTGACGCAGCCGCGTACAAACTAAAACTATGCGACGGCAACACGGGCAAAAAACGCACAGCCGCGCAGGTGAAACGTGTTAAGGCGTTCTCAGCTGCCAAGGTCAAGGCCGCAGGTGATCTAGGTAAATACATGGGTAACCTGCGCCGTGATCTGGATACCGCCCAAGGCATTGTTAAGCCGCAAAAAGACGGCAAGAAAAAGACAGCCGGTGGCAAGGACAGCACGAAAGGCAACACCGCAGACCGCGAGGCGGAATCAGGCACAACGCCAGAGGCCAAGGGATCAGCAGTACCCCACGCGATACAACACCCCACGCTGGTGGAGTTGGTGAACAAACTGGCACAGCTAAGTGAAGTCCAGCAGACAGCATTGGCCGACCATGCAGTTGTACAGGGAATGCTAAAAGCATTAACGGCAATCAAGTAACTCAACCGGCCCCCTCGGGGGCCATTCTTTCCCATCTAACAGGTAACATGTTATGCACTCGACTTTACTCTTAACCATCTATCTATTCGCTGGCATGGTCTTAATCGGCGCTGGCCTTCTACTAACCGGCTTCTACTACTTCAACCCCCATGTCGAACTGCCATCGGTATTCGCTTGGGTATCTCCGCTTATGATCCCTATCGGCTTCGGCATGATTGTAGTAGGCGAAAGGGAGGCCCGATAATGCTTTATAAACCATCGAAAGCTCAGATCGAAAAGTCAGTGGTCAACCCTGTGGTGATGCAGCATATTGAGGAATTGGAAAGTAAGATCGCCCATCTGCAAAAGCTGCTAGACACAGAACGCGAAGTCACAGAGAACATCCTAAACCGTCTCTATGACAACGAGGTCAGTAAGTACCTCTGAACATTACCCCGCTTCGGCGGGGTTTTTTTTTGGCTTCAATTTTTGAAGCCAGTGCCTTGAAACCAGTTCCACCGTAGCGTTGCGTCTTGTGTAGCGTTGCGCCACCACATAACGTAAGACCAGTTCCCTCGTAGCGTTGCGCCACGCGATGATAAAAACTACATCTCAATGAGATGTAATAACACGTTACACCATCAGGCAAATGTTCGTTTTTTGCAGAGGGTAATATTCGCAATGTTACCGCAATATTCCTGCTTTCTTCGTTTTTTTAAGGCCAAAAAGTAACAATTAAAACGTGGTATCTCGTGGTATCTGGCGTTTCCCCGCAATACTGCATACCCAGATAAAGACTATATTTATATAATTTTACTTTTCTATATAAATATAT